GGTTGGGATAGTGCTCAGGCTGGATAAAGTTTTCTTCAAGCAGAAGGATGAGCGCGATGACTTTGAGTGAGCCAGACCGGTAGTTCGATGTGTTTTTGGTAATGCCGAAGACGTACAGGAAGCATGGGTAGCTAGCATGTGGCCTGATAAGACGTTTGGGTAGCTAAAATAAACACACGCGGAGCAAGATAAGAGATGAAGGAACATTTCTTCAATGGACTGGTAGCGCTGATCTCGGTTATGGCTATCTCACTACTGATTTTTCACTGGTAACGGACTGAAAGGAGAACTCATGAGGTCGCTTATCTTTGTTCTAGCACTGATAGTCATAGTGGCGGGCATATGTGTGTTTATGCTTCAGGACAATACCTTAAAGGGATTCTCAGCATGGTGAGAAAGTATCTGGTTGTCATCATAGCTGCCATTCTAGTCGCGCTGATTGTGTGGCAATGGGTTCTGGACTTGGGTTGATGGGGTGTCTGGGTGATCGGAAAGGCGCTCTGGTTGACGCATAGTTGATAGTTTTGAATATTTCATAGTTATGGTGCCTATTCGGGCTAAGTTACATATAGCGAGATAATTGCAATGAAAGATAGCAGACCGAAAATAGTTCATTATAAAAAAGCAGTCATCCCAAGCGGGGCGTCATCATTGCAAAGCATTTTACTTGGAATCATAGGGGATGGTGGCTCCGCTGAAAACGTTTTGCTTCGTCAAGAAAAAACCTCACCCTCAGATGATAATTCTGGTATAAGGTTTTTAAATAAAAGCAATACATACAAAACAATTCTTTTTGGACAGCTGGTTCTTTTTGAGAAGGACAAGAGTCAATCTCTATTAGAAATAAGTGAAAATGTCAGATTTTATGACATTAACTCAATCACTTCGCATGATATTATTATTAATGGCGATAACGCACAAGATAAAAAAAGGGAGTTTGTTGACTCCATTTTATATTTCGGTGTTTTAAACAACCATGTGTTAATTGTTCAGTCTACATCCCTACGTTCCAGAGAATTTGAGTCTCATCTTAACTGGCTTATAAATAGCTTTACTGATTTAGAGGATTTTGTCTTACTCCTGCAAGATAAGCCATCGGAAGCGACAATGCAGAAGATGGAAAAATCACCAGCCAAAAGCATTAGAATTGGCAGTTTGCCAATAACTTCTGAAGTGAAAAATGATGACGCACCTTCCACACCAAAAACCACAGGTTCAGTTAAAACGATAAAGTACAGGCCTACTGGTAAGGGCGGATCGTTGCTTAAGGCTTTTTTAGGTGATAACTGGGCCGACGATATCAATTTGAAGGATTCCTTAGATGATGCCAATCTACAGGTAAGTCTTGAAATTACATATTTCAGAAAAACAAATGATGGAGGACAGGCCGTTATTGACAGCATAGCGACATCACTGAGACATATAGATGGGGATGATTACAGCATAAAACTTCAAGGCGGAGGGGAAATTACTGGTAAAGAAATTAAACTTTCAGGAAATATCAGTGTCGAATATAACAATGGCATTATCGATGAAAATGATTTATTCTTAAAGATGCACAAATGGTTGTTCTCCAAGCTTGAGGCTGGAGAGCTGAATGTAAAGTAAAGGTATGAACAAGGAGGATAATAATGAAATCTAAAATCATCCACTTTGTTCTTATGCTTGCTTCCTTTTTCATTGGTTATTTTATAATCAAAATATCATTGAGCTTTATAGTTGATGGTGTTGTTATTGCGGCACCATGGGCTGTAGTAGGTTTGATGCAGCTGCCATTGTCGTATTGTATACAGGCAGTCTTTAAAACAAACGAAGTTAATGATCACTCTTCGCTAACCCGTTCTGAGTTGCGAAGGCTTTTGCCTCGGGTTAAATACAAAAGGCGAGTAATGGTATCCCTTTTAGCATTCTATGTTTTCTCGACGCTATTTGTAGTATTAGGTCTGATGGTTAGTGCTGGAAATCAAGAATTATTATACAAAGTACTGAAACTATCAGGTGGATTGCTCTTCGTATCGCTCTATACGAGTCTTTTCGTTCATAGAATGATGATCGAGCTTCAGAGTTTCAAGGCCCTTCTAAATAGAAGAGATTCCGATAAAAAAGAAAGAGAATCCTTACTTGATAAACTGAAATAACCCGGCCACCGCGCCGGGTTATTACTGCCCTACTCTTCCCGCAGCATCAGCACATCCAGTGCAAGCTCCACAGACAGATCTACCTGGTCTCCCTGCCACAACACCTGAATCATCTCTATCAGCGCCTCTCTTGATGGCTCGCGCTTCTCAACCAGCAGTTGCATAACCGCTATCCCGATAATCTGCGCTATCTGCGGGTGCATTTCTGCGAAAAATTCATCCTCATTCGACATGGCGCTACCCTCTTTGGCGTTTTTTTGAGCTTACCAGCACGCTTTACAAAAATAAACCTCCATAAAATACAAAATGTTATCTTGATAAGCAAAAATAAGTATACGTATTGTATTGCAAGTAATGAATACGTTTTGTATATTCATCTCATCCAAACAACACCGGCAACGCCGGGGTGAAGTCAAAACGTCCCGTTAGCCGCGATAAGGCAAAGGTGAAGAGATGATCCGCGAAGAAGACAAGCCTGCATGGCGTAATTTTTGGTTAAAGGTCGTTCCGTTTTTGGTTGCTGTCCTTTTTTTTAGCTTCGCATGCTGGGGTGGAAAATGAGCAAACAAGGCATTCGTTCACTGATTTACTGCCTGCTGATCTGCGGAGTTATCTGGACAGCGTTGATTATCAAAATTCTGCACGCTACGGGGGTGTTCAATGGCTAACTCAATTCCTAACAGCGGACGCGCCGTGATGATGCGCAATCACCGCACCGGCGCCGCCTGGCTGGTCAGCTTCGACTATCGCGACGGCAGCTACTGGCATGAGCCGCAGGGCAATCTGCGCCACATCCGCCGGCCATACGCTTCACGCAATATCGAACCGAACCTGGTACCAGCCGGGACGCATTAACCGCGCATATCAGCGCACGAATTTAACTGAGCTATCAGGCAGCCATTACGGTGCCGGGCGTTTCACAACCAAATTTCAGGAGCGAGCTATGAACGCATACCGCGCATACGACGCTATCGAAGAACGGAAATGGGCTGAACAGTTGCTCACCGAAGAGAAGGAAAAGTGGATTGACGATCGGGCAAAAGAGGTCTTTGACAGCCTTCCGGAAGATCCTTACGCGGCACTGCGCCAGTCTGCATCGTCCAGGGCGTTTCCATATGAAGGCCTCCGTAGCGATAAGGCTGTCGAGGTATACAACGATTTGCGCACAGCAATAGCTTACGCCCAGGCGGAATACGACTGGGATCACCGCACCGGCTGCCCGTTTTAAGGATGCATGAAATGTCTGAATCTAAAACTCACTACCGAAAAGCTTTTGACTCTCCCTATCTGAGCAGCGCCGACATCGTTGAGCCCACGGTGCTGACGATCGCCCGGGCAACGTTAGAAAGCGACAAAACCAAAAAAACTAAAGACGTTTTTAACACCGCTTATTTTGAGGAGCGCGAGTTGCGCCCTGGCGAAAAGCTTAAGCCAATGATCCTGAATGCCACCAACAGCAAGATGCTGAAAAGCATTACCGGATCGCCATTCCTTGAGGATTGGGTCGGCGTGAAAGTCACTGTTTACGTCGATAAAAATGTCAGGTTCGGAAAGGAATCGGTTGAAGGTCTCCGCTTAAGCCCAGCGCGCGTTTCAAAACCTGTGCTTTCGCCGGAAAAAACGCAGGCATGGAATAACGCTAAGGCCGCCTTCAAGCGCGATGGCAACCTGGATGCAGTGCTGGCGAGAATGGACATTTCTCCAGAGCATCGCCGCCAACTGGAACAGGAGTGCTCAGCATGATCTGGCATGACGTCGAGCAAAACGGGGAAGAGTGGGATGCTCTTCGCCTGGGGAAGGCTACCGCTTCAAACTTCGGCTTGATTATGGCTAACGATGGCAAGGCGTTTGGTGAGCCAGCCAAGCGTTATGCGCTTCAGTTAGCTCTTGAGCAGATTAAAGGGTGCAAGTCTGAGTTTGGCTTCACAAACGACCATATGGAGCGCGGCCACGAACAGGAGCCAATCGCTCGCATGCTGTACGAAGAGATGAACTTCGTCGACGTGGATAACGGCGGTTTCTTTGATCACGAAACGTATGGGGATAGTCCAGACGGACTCGTAGGCCGGGATGGGGTGATTGAGATTAAGTCGGTAATTGCCGCCACTCACTACGCCACCCTCACCCGCGGCTCCTTCGATCCGGCATACAGATGGCAACTAATCGGCCACCTTGATTGCTCTGGCCGGGATTGGGTTGACTTCATCAGCTACTGCTCTGATTTCCCTGACGGAAAGCAACTCATTGTTTACCGTCTGACAGCCGCTGAGTGCCAATCAGAAATAGCCCGCCTTCGAGCGAGAAGGTGTGAGTTCCTCTCCCTTGTGGCAGAGACCAAGCGAATGATACTGGAGATCGAATGAAACATTACCGCGACGCCATAACCGTAGGAAAAGTGAAGTGCATGTACTCCGTCCTTCATCGTGGATGGCTAATGCCATCTGGTGAAGTGGTAAGAAACCCGTTAAAGGTTCAGCGGCTGGCTGAAGAGCTGGACACGAAAAGAGGTGCGCAATGACTGATTATGGCGGATCGAAAACTCCAAAAAATGAACGTGACTACTGGCAAACGCCGATTGAAATTTTCAACGCGCTCGACCGCGAGTTTGGCTTCTGGCTGGATGCTGCAGCCTCTGAGAGTAATGCGCTATGCGCTCACTACCTCACTGAGCTGGATGACTCGCTGAACAGCGAATGGACGTCATGCGGCGCGATCTGGTGCAACCCACCCTATTCCGATATCGGTCCATGGGTGGAAAAAGCTGCTGAGCAATCCCGGGCGCAGTCTCAGGCCGTAGTGATGCTGTTACCTGCTGACATCTCTACTGGCTGGTTTATTTCAGCCATGCAATCAGCTGATGAACTCAGACTCATAACCGGCGGCCGTGTTCAGTTTGTTCCGGCATCCGTTACAGGAAAGCGTCAGAACAACCCCAAAGGCTCGCTCCTGTTTATCTGGCGCCCGTACATCACCCCGCGACACATCATTACGTCCGTATCGCTGGCTGAGTTAAAGCGGATCGGAAATCTGGAGGCTGCATGAGCGCGGCAGCTTACTGTCAGAAAGAAGAGGAATTGCGCGGTAAACACCGGAGGCCGTGATGTTCAAGTTAATTCAGAGAGGCCAGGTCTTTGCTGATTGCCACGGATGGCCGGTAATTGTCGCCGGCAGTGACGCTAAGGTGGTTCGCTACTGGCGCCAGGGGCGGATCAACACAGCAAGCATAGACCGCTTTAATAATGATTTCGAGCCGCTCTCTCACGAAGAGGCCCAGCAGATAAAGGCAGATCTGGAGCAGAGCGAACACATTAAGAAACTGCGCTCGCAGCGGGCGGCGTAACCGGGAGGAAATATGGCGTCTGATAGACCGATTACAGCACAGCAGGCCGCCGATTTGCTCATCGTGTCGGCGCGAGTGATCTACCGCCTGATTGATTCTGGAGAACTCGCCGGCCGCAAGGTCGGCAACAAGTACAGAACGACCGAGGCTGCGTGTATTGCATATTTGAAAACCCCGCGCGATCCTGTCATCGCGAACGCGGGTGAATATAAAGGAGAAGTTTTATGTCAATCACCCTCAGGGGCGGCGTGTGGCACTGTCATTTCTTTACGCCGTCAGGAAAAAGAGTTAGGCGATCTCTTGGCACGGGGGACAAAAAGCAGGCTCAGGAGCTCCACGACAAGCTGAAGGCGGAAGCGTGGCGGGTTGACCAGATCGGCGACCTGCCCGTCAGAACCTTCGAAGAATGCTGCATCCGGTGGTTGCGGGAAAAGGACCATAAGCGATCGCTGGATGATGACAAAACCAAAATTGAGTTTTGGCTGCAGCATTTTTCCGGCCGTGATGTCTCGAAGATAACGGCAGAGGAAGTTCATGAAGCCGTTAACGGGATGATAAACCGTAAGCACCTGCAGGTGTGGGAGAGTAAGCGTGATGCCGCGATGAGGAAGGGAAAGCCGGTTCCGGAGTACAAACCACGGCAGGTTTCGCAGGCGACGAAGGCGCAACACCTTTCCTTCATTCGATCCCTTCTCAGGGCCGCGGCGAATGACTGGGGCTGGATAAAAACAGCTCCTGTTATCAAAACCCGCAAGCCGATCAGTAAGCGGATACGGTGGCTGACCAGAGAAGAAGCTGAGCGGCTGATCGAGTGCATGCCGGAGAGCATTAAGCCAGTGGTGATATTTGCACTGGCAACCGGCCTGCGCCGCTCAAACATCATCGGGCTTGAGTGGCAGCAGGTCGATATGCAGAGAAAGGTTGCATGGGTAAATCCGGAGAACGCAAAAGCGGGCAAGGCGATTGGCGTAGCTCTGAATGATACCGCATGCAGGGTATTAAGGGATCAGATAGGGAAGCATTCCCGGTGGGTGTTCGTTCACACCACGGCAAAACATCGCCCGGATGGAACACTGACGCCCGCGGTTAGAAAAATGCGTGTGGATGACAATAACGCCTGGCGCGCCGGGTTGAAAAAAGCGGGGATCGAGGATTTCCGTTTTCACGACCTCCGGCACACCTGGGCGAGCTGGCTAATTCAGTCCGGCGTCCCGCTTTCTGTTTTACAGGAAATGGGAGGATGGGAGAGCATCGAGATGGTACGTCGTTATGCTCACCTGGCGCCGAACCACCTGACCGAACACGCACGGAAAATTGACGCCATTTTTGGCGCTAGCGACACAAATACGACACAAGGAGGAAATCAGGCTGGTTTAAAACTGGCGTAAGTTGTTGTTTCTTAATGGCACGCCCTACAGGATTCGAACCTGTGACCTACGGCTTAGAAGGCCGTTGCTCTATCCAGCTGAGCTAAGGGCGCCCTGAGAAGCGAGTGCTTCGCGGAGTGAAACGCGTGGAATTATACGGTCCACGTCGGTTGAGTCAATCCATTTTGCCAGGAAACTGCGGGGCTTATACGACGCTGGCGAAATAT